TTAAGTTTTATGTCCTACAATCATTCAAAAAAAAAGGTAAATTATGGCAACAAGCGGAACTACAACATTTAACTTAGACATAGGCGATATATTAGAAGAAGCCTATGATCTTTGTGGTATGGAAATGCGCTCTGGATATGATTACAGAGGAGCTAAGAGAGCTTTAAATCTTGTTTTTCTTGAATGGCAAAACAAGGGAACTAATCTATGGTCAATAGAGGCAAATACGCAAACTTTAACAGCAGGCACAAATACTTATGCTTTGCCTAGTTCAGCTTTAGATATTGTTGATGCTTTTATCAGAACAGATGCAGGTGATACAGATAAACAATTCGATCAAAGAATAAATAGAATTTCTAGGACAGAATATAATCATCAAGCAACAAAACTCAGCCAATCAAAGCCAACACAGTTTTATGTTGATAAAGGAGCATCTACAACAAATATAGTTTTGTGGTCCACTCCAGATAGTTCAGAGACATATACATTAGTTTATGACTATATACAACGAATTGAAGATGTTGGTGATCCAGCAAGTAACAATGCAGATGTACCAGCTAGGTATTTGCCTGCACTTACTTATGCTTTGGCTTATAATATTGCTTGTAAAAACCCAGAAGCCTTAAACAGAGTTCCTATGATAAAACAAAGATACGATGAATTATGGAATGAAGTAAGTGATGCTGACAGAGAAAGAGCAGCAGTTAAATTTGTTCCAGATTTATCTTATAACAGTTATTAATTATGGCTTACGCAAGAGCTTCAAGAGCTTTAGGGGACTGCGATAGATGTGGTTTTACTTATAAATTAAATGAATTACGCTATCAAATAGAAGATAGCAAAAGGAATGGTTTAAGAGTTTGTAAAGAGTGTTTTGATGAAGATCAACCACAACTTAAACTAGGTGAATTAAATATTGTCGATCCACAGTCTTTATATGACCCAAGAACAGACAGAGGAAAAGCAGATTCAACAAGATATTTTGCATGGGACCCAATAGGTGGTGGCGATGTAAAATTTGGATCAAGCACTATGGGTCTTAAAATGGAAGGTAAAATCGGCAAATTAACAGTGAGTACATCATAATATGGCTTGGACGTTTACAACATTAAAATCAGCTATACAAGATTATACTGAAAATACTGAAACATCTTTTGTTTCTAATTTAACAAATATAATCGTACAAGCAGAGAATAGAATAATAAAATCAGTTGAGCTTCCTAATTTTAGGAAGAATCAAACTGGAACATTTACTAATGGAAACTCTTATTTAGCAGCTCCTACTGATTATTTATATCCTTATTCATTAGCTGTATTAGATAGCGACAGCAATTACAATTATTTAATCAATAAAGATGTAAATTTTATACGAGAGGCTTATCCAGCATCGGCAACAACAGGTTTACCTAAATATTATGCACAATTTGACGATGATACTTTTCTTGTTGGACCAACTCCTAATTCTGGATATACAGTAGAAATACACTATTTTTATATACCTCAATCTATTACAGCATCATCAGATGGCACTTCATGGTTAGGAACAAATGCTACCGAAGCTCTTTTGTATGCAAGTTTGGTCGAGGCTTATACTTTTATGAAAGGTGAGCAGGATATTCTTGCTAATTATGAAAAAACATTTAAAGAAGCATTACAGCGTTTAACATTAGAATCAGATGGTTACAATAGAAAAGATGCTTATAGGAGTGGTCAAAGAAGATTAAATGTCTGATGATACCCCAATAAAAAATGCAAAAGGCAAAAATGTTGCAATAGTTGCTATGGGTCAAAGTCAGTTAGATTTTCATCTATCTCAAACACATAGTTTAGAATTTGATGAAATATGGGCTGTAAATGCAATGATAGGAGTTCTGCCTAGAATAGATAGAGCTTTTATATTAGACCCAATGAGTCGTTTCTTAGATACAGAAGATGCTGGGACAATGACTAAAATGATGCGAAAAAGGCTTCCTTTAGCCGATTATCCAATATATTCGTGCGAATTAGACGAAAGAGTGCCAGCTGTAATTGAATACCCATTAGAAGAAATAGTGAGTTATTCAGGTACAGCTTATCTAAATAATACAGTAGCTTACGCAATAGCTTATGCTTTTTGGAACGAAGTTTCACAAATATCTGTTTTTGGAGTTGATTTTACTTATAAAACTAATATGCACTTTGCTGAGTCAGGAAGGGGATGTGTTGAGTTTTGGTTAGCAAAATGTATTGATAAAGGAATTAATATAGGAATTGCACCAAGATCAACTCTTTTAGATACAGATGTAGAAACTAAAGATAAACTTTATGGCTATCATAGATTAAAAAATCCAAAAGTTACATTTCAAGATGAAGATGGTTTAATAAAAGTATGTAAGTGGAGCGATATGAAAAGTGTCGGAAAATTACAACCAGTAGGTATAATAGGAAGAAAAGATTTAGAACCAGTTGAACCAGATAAATATTAATGGAAACAGACAAATTTGAATTATCAATAGGTGATCTAGGAGTTACAACAACTCATAATAGAGGTCATACTGTAGAAGAATTAGCTGAAATGGCTACAAATAAATTAATCTCTATAAGTGAAGATGCTGATCCTATGGTAAAGGCACAAGCTCACGCATTTAGAGATAAATGTAAATGGATCATTCAATTCTATGTAAGTGAAGGAATAAAAAACCACATTTGCACAGTATGTAATGAATTAGAAAAACAAGGTCATAAAGACCTAGCAAATATAATAAGGAGACTATAATGGCAATTACACAAGCAATGTGTACTTCTTTCAAGAGTGAACTGCTCCAGGGAGTACATAATTTTAAAGCTTCGGGAGGTAACTCTTTTAAGCTGGCTTTATACACAAGTTCTGCAACTATGACGGCAGCAACTACTGCATATTCAACTTCGCAAGAAGCATCAGGAACAAACTATACTGCGGGTGGAGCAGCACTAACAAATGTTAATCCAACTACTTCTGGAACTACTGCGTTTACAGATTTTGCTGATTTAACTTTTGGTACAGCTACCATTACAGCTAGAGGTTGTATGATTTACAACGATACAGCATCAGGTGATCCTGCGGTGGCAGTATTTGATTTTGGTGGAGATAAAACTTCTACAGCTGGAAGTTTTACAATATCTTTTCCAACAGCAGATGCGAGTAACGCTGTAATTAGAATAGCATAAAACTCCAATGGCTGGTTGGGGTCGAAGTACCTGGGGGTCTGGTCCATGGGGTCAGCCTGCGGTCGTCAATGTAACTGTAAACCTTACGGGTGTTGCAGGTACTTCTGCGTTAGGCACAGAAACAGTTAGTTGTGATGCTAATGTTTCTGAAACAGGTGTCACTTGTACAGGTTCAGTAGGAAGTCTTACAGTCACAGGAATCGCTAATCTTTCGGTTACTGGATTAGCAGGTACTACAGCTTTAGGATCTGAAACTGTAAGTGGTGACGCTAATGTAACAGAAACAGGAGTTGCGGCCACAGGTTCAGTAGGAAGCCTCACAGCCACAGGAATTGCTAATGTTTCAGTTACTGGATTAGCGGGAACTACGGCTTTAGGTACTGAAAGTGTTAGTGCTGATGCTAATGTAAGTGAAACAGGTCTAGCAGCAACAGGTGCCGTAGGTACGGTTGTTGCAAATGGAGTAGCTATTGTAGGAGTAAGTGGTGCAGCTTCTACTATTTCACAAGGAGATGAAACTGTAACATGTGATGCTAATGTTTACCCTACTGGATTAGCAGGAACAACGGCACTAGGAAGTGTAAGCACTGTTTCAAACAACGTAATTTCAATTACGTCCGATGCAAACACAGGAGCAATTGGGAATTTAACAATAAACGCAGTTGCTAACGTAAGTATCACAGGTGTTTTTGGAACAGGACATATAAGTCAGCTTCTAGTTTGGGGACCAATTATTCCCGGACAAAATCCAAACTGGACAGGAATAAATGACAGTCAAAGTCCAAGTTGGACAGCAGTTTCAGATTCTCAAACACCAGAATGGGAAGAAGTTGCTTAACTATATGGTAAAAAGGTAATATAATCGAAACGGAGATTTAAAAAATGGCAAGCACATACGTAAATGATCTAAGACTCAACGAAATGGCCACAGGTGACGCGTCAGGAACTTGGGGTACGACTACAAACACAAACTTAGAATTAATTGGTGAAGCTTTTGGTAGTGGAACTGAATCACTGTCTGATGCGTCTACAGCAACTATCACTATGCAAGATGGGACTAGTGATGCTGCTAGAGCAATGGCACTTACCCTTTCAGGTTCTTTATCACAAGCCTGTACTGTAACTTTAGCACCCAACACAGTTAATAAATGTTGGATAATCCAAAACAGTGCTGGTGATACAGTAACTATTTCACAAGGAACAGGCTCAAACGTAGTTATTCCTAATGGCGGAATAAAGATGGTTGTTTGTGACGGAGCAGGAAGCGGAGCAGCCGTTACTGACGTTTTAGATTTAACAGGCG